ACTGAACAAGTGAATCTTATTCCAGAAATTGGATGGAAGTCATTTACAGTAGGTATTGAAACATTCAACCGTAATAGTGGAAAAGCTGTGGGTAAAGGCGCAGATCCTGAAAAGCTCAAACACTTTTTGATCGAGCTAAAAGATCGATTTCCTGAACTGAGATTACAAGTGAACATCATTGTGGGATTACCGCATGACACCGAAGACTCCATTAGAGAAACTGCAGAGTGGTTTTTGGCCAATCCTGATGTCGCTGAATATGTTAAATTTGCCACATTGAGAATTAAAAACCCCGAAGGTCTTACTAAAAACATCAGTAAAATGAGCAAAGACCCAGAAAAGTACGGTTACAAAATACTAGATAGAAAACAGTTTGATGTATACAAATGGACTACTCCTTACTTGGACACTAGTACTGCCCAACAACTAGTAGAAAAATATAATCCGTTGTTATGGCAAGGAACAAATAATCGCAGGCCCGATCACGTGACCGCACTAAGTGATCAACCTTATTTTTATACAGATAGATTTTATGTAATAAAAAATTATATTTCAAAAAAATTACATTACCGGAATGTTTAACAATCGGGGTTCAGATCTCCTGGCTTCCAGGGCAATACACTTTTGGCAACTTCTTCTACACAGTTGCGACAAATACATTTTAGATTTTTAACACCAGTATTGTTTAGATCTCCGTCAACATGATACACTAGAATTTGACTTGAGTATCGGGCTTTGAACCCGCACTTGTCACACACTAATTTTTTTTTGAATCCTGCGGCTTCCCACCGTGGGATTCTTTTTTTCAGGCCACGACGTTTCCTTGCACAGCTCTCGCATCTAGTACGATAGTGTGCAACACCATTACAATGATAGTTAACAGCACACGGCAGTTGATTACATGCTTGACAAATGGGTCTCATACGGTATTTAGCAACAGGACCTTTGGCAAAGGGCGCCGTAACGACGACTTTTTAGCAGTTGTCTATAAATATTGTATCTTGAAAAGGAATTGATCATGGCTCTAGTATCTCCAGGCGTAGAAGTAACAGTTATTGACGAAAGTCAATATATCCCTTCCGCTGTTAACACAGTACCGTATTTCTTAATCGCTACTGCTCAGAACAAAGTAAGCTCTAACGGTGTTACCGTTGCAGCCGGCACATTGGCAGCCAATGCCAATAAGACTTATCTAATCACAAGTCAACGAGACTTGGCAGCCACATTTGGTGTGCCATTCTTCTATCAGACCACAACTGGTACCCCAATCAACGGTTACGAACTCAATGAGTACGGACTACTTGCGTCTTACTCAGCCCTGGGTATCACAAATCGTTGCTATGTGCAACGTGTTGATATTGACCTAACAGAGCTAACTGCTAGTTTGGTTCGTCCAACTGGATCTCCTGCCAATGGTGATTATTGGTTAGATACTTCAACATCAGTTTGGGGCATTCAAGAATACAATCAAACAACCAACACATTCACTGTTGAAACCCCTATTATTATAGATGATACTGCTGATGTTATTGATCCTGAATCAGACCCAACCCCATTGGCAACTGTTGGTAGTATTGGCGATTATGCGATTGTCACCTGTGCAACAGATACAAAACTTTTGGGTTATTATAAAAATAGCGATAACGATTGGGTGCAAGTTGGTAGCGACGCTTGGAAAACATCCTGGCCCACAATTCAAGGCACAGGAACACCAACGTCATTGACTGCTAGTGCAAGTATGTTTGTTAATGAAAGTGAAATTTTTGTACCAGCCGCTCCTGACAACACAGTTGTAGGATTTGCCACCGCAATAAATAATGCAAGTGTTGCCGGTGTCACAGCTGCCGCAGTAAGTGGAAAACTATATTTGTACGCTAACTCTACAGCTACCAATGATGCATCAACCAGCGACGGCGGAATAATTTCAATTGAAACAGGGTCGTCAGCTGGAGCCGCATTGTTAACAGCTCTAGGCATTACTGCTCAAGTTTATCGTGCTCCTGAGTATCTTGCATCATACAGTTATCAAGCACCTAGATGGGCAGTTGGGCAAACAGCACCAGCCCCAACAGGATCTGTCTGGAACAATGTTAGCCCAGCCAACAACGGAGTGAGTCTACGAGTAAAAAAATACAGCTCAGCCCTAGGAACTTTTATTGCACAATCATGTCCAGTGTATTTTGGTACAGTGTCAGCATCATATGCATTAGATCCAACTGGCGGCGGAAAAAATATTCCTGTAGGAACCACAATAGCAATTGCTGATGCTGCCACTTTTGGTGACACTGACGCTACCATGGCTTTTGAAATACTAGAACGGTATGCTTTGGGTGCTACAGTAGTAACTGGATCTACTACAACCCCTGGGCCATTTACTAACGGAAATAGCTTTACTATTTCAGGTAGTCAACTAGATAATACCACTATTACAGGTACTGCTACTATTTCAGGAACAACAACCGCGGCATTTATTGCCGCTGTTAGTGCCGCAGCAGTACCATATGTGTCGGCCAGTGTCAATAGTGCAGGAGCCATCGTGTTCACGCACAGTCAAGGTGGAACTATCACATTGTTAAATGTAATAGGTACTCCGATCACAACTGCTGGATTTACTGCGAATACTCAATTTTGTCGTCCAGGCTTCCGCACACCAAATTCATTGGCATTAAGCTACTGGGTTGGTTCACCAACATTCACTTACACTTCAAGTAATACTGCACCAGACGAAGATCCTGTTGATGGCCGTTTATGGTATTACAGCACTGTTAGTGATGCTGATATCATGATTCAAAACAACGGACAATGGTCTGGATATCAGACTGTAACCAATGACGTTCGTGGGTTTGATCTAGCTTTAACCAATGCCAGTGGTCCTATCATTGCGGCCACAGCACCTACTACACAAAATGATACATCACTTTCACCATTGGTATATGGAGATCTATGGATTGATACCAGTGACCTAGAAAACTATCCCAAGCTGTATCGCTGGCAAGTTGTTGACGGCGTGGATCAGTGGATAGAAGTTGATACTACTGATCAAACAACTCAAAACGGTATTTTGTTTGCAGATGCACGTTGGGCACCAAACGGCACAACTGACCCTGTGATGGATGCAATTCCTAGCATTGACAGTCTATTAACCAGTGGCTACTTGGACTTAGATGCTCCAAATCCGCAACTTTATCCGCAGGGCATGTTGTTGTTTAACACACGTCGTTCAGGCTACAATGTCAAGAGTTTCCAGAGTAACTATTTCAATGCTGAAGCATACCCTGCAGATCCGTGGTCAAGTGGCACAACCTACATCACTGGTAATTATGTAAGTTATTCTGGCACTAACTATATTTCTTTGCAATACAATAACCTCAACCAGACTCCAGGAACTGCACCAGCTTACTGGGCAGCAATCACACAAACCAATACCTGGCTCACAGCAAGTGGCAACAGAGATGATGGTGCAATGTGGTCTGGTCGACAAGCACAACGTCAATTGGTTGTACAAGCTATGAAAGCAGGTATCGATACCAGCTCTGCTGCTCGTGAAGAACAAGCACAATTTAGTTTGATTGCCGCCACAGCTTATCCAGAGTTGATTCCCAACATGGTTGCACTCAGTAATGAACGTAACAACACATTGTTTGTGGTAGGCGACACACCAATGCGTCTTGCAGCCAACGGCACTGATCTAGCAGCCTGGGCAACCAATAATAGTGGACTAGGATTCCGATCTGAAGATGGTTTAGTAACTGCCAGCCAGTACTTGGGTACATTCTATCCCAGCTGCCAGACCACAGACACAACGGGTAATCCTGTTGTAACAGCACCAAGTCACATGATGATGCGTACCATTATCCGTAGTGATGCAGTGAGTTATCCGTGGTTAGCACCTGCTGGTACACGTCGTGGTGTGGTTGACAATGCTATTGCTATTGGTTACATTGATGCAGCCACTGGCGAATTTGAACAAATCAACGTTGGACAAGGTCTACGTGATGTGCTGTATGAAAACGACATTAACCCAATTACGTTTATTCCGGGTGTTGGCATTACCAACTTTGGTAACAAGACCACAACTAGTGTTACTAGTGCTTTGGATCGTATCAATGTATCACGACTGGTTGCGTTCTTGCGTGGCAGACTTGAAGAAATTGGTAAATTGTATTTGTTTGAACCCAATGACGACATTACCCGTGCTGAAATCACCAACACTATCAACTCACTAATGATTGATTTGGTGGCCAAGCGTGGTATCTATGACTACTTGGTAGTTTGTGACTTGAGCAATAATACTCCGGCACGTATCGACCGTAATGAGTTGTATGTTGATATTGCTATTGAACCAGTGAAGGCCGTGGAATTTATCTATATTCCATTGCGTATCAAGAACACTGGCGAGATTTCAGGACAAGCGGCCTAATGAAAACGGTGGGTAATTTTTCACTCACCAATTCAACTAAATAAACGTAACAGGAGATACCTACAAAATGTCTAGTTCATCACTATCAAGAATGTCAGTTCCACTGGGAGGCCAGGCTGATCAGGGTTTGTTGATGCCCAAACTCAAATATCGCTTTCGCGTATTTTTTGAGAACTTTGGCGTTGAAAAACCAACAACAGAATTAACCAAACAAGTAATGACCTTTGCAAGACCTAATTTGAGTTTTGAAGAAGTTACTATTCCAATTTATAATTCAACTCTAAAGTTGGCTGGTAAGCCTACATGGGCCGACGTTGCTTGCGAAGTCCGTGACGACGCCGCTGGGTCAGTTAGCAAATTGGTTGGTGAACAAATGCAAAAGCAAATGGACTTTTTAGAAATGGCATCAGCCAGTTCTGGTATTGACTACAAGTTCTTGACACGTATTGAAATTCTAGATGGTGGTAACGGTGCTGCTGCTCCTGTGGTTCTTGAAACATGGGAATTGTATGGATGCTATTTGAAGCAAGCTGATTACGGTCAATTGAGCTATGCCGAAAGTGCAGTTGTCACAATCAACATGACTATAGCGTATGATAACGCCAACCAAATTCCATCTGGCTCTAACGGTGCTGGTATTGGTGGTGCTATTGGCCGAACATTAGGTGACATTGTTACAGGTGCTGGTACAACTAGCTAATAACTAATGTCATTAGCCACATTTGGTCAGCAGATCTTTCAAGGATTCACCGCACATAAGTCTGCTGGTCAAAACAGTTGACTTGCCCAAGTACACCATTGCCACTGAAACACTAAACCAATACAATCGTAAACGTGTGATTCAAACCAAGATCAATTATGATCCTGTGAATATTACATTCCACGATGACGGATCAGATTTGGTTCGCAACGTGTGGTACAACTACTACAGTTACTACTATAAAGATGCCAGCCAGAACTATGGCTCCACCAACAGCACCAATGGTAGCATGGGTGCCGAGAACAATGGTACTCGAGGATTCGGATATAGTGCCCGTGACATTTACAATCAAGACCGCATGGGTGGTGTGAATGACTGGGGCTATATAGGTGAAGCAGTCAACGATGGCACATCCAGCTCTTCGGGCAAGCCTCCGTTTTTTACAGACATAAGAATTTTTGGATTTGATTATCAACACAAGTATGCAGAGTATGTGTTGATCAATCCGTTGATTTCAAACTGGAGTCATGATACCTATGATTATAGTCAAGGCAACGGCCTTATGCAACATTCAATGACCATTGCATATGAAACTGTAAAATACAAACAAGGTGCGCCAAACAAACAAGCACCAGGATTTGGAAAAGCTGCACATTATGATACTACTCCAAGCCCACTGGCTCGTCCAGGCAGCCTAGCTACCATTCTTGGCCAAGGCGGATTAATTGATGCCGCTGGTGGTATTGCACAAGATCTGCAATCTGGTTCTGTGCTGGGCCTGATTGGTGCCGCACAAAAAGCCAGCACAGTTTACAACACATTCAAGGGTAAGAATCTTAAGAGCATTGCAGTTGCTGAAGCCACAGCACTTGGCACTGAAGTTATTCAAGGCAGCTTGCCTGGAGCCGTAAGAAGTGTGGCCAGCAAAGCTGATGGTTTCTTCTTTCCAACAGCCACTGCGGCTCGCAATCAAGCCACAGTTAATAGAATCAACAACAATCAACCAGTAGGTGGTGGTGTATGAGCACAGTAAATTACGCAAATTACAAAAAAGATCTCACAGTCAGAGTATTTGACAGTTTCTACGACTATGATACCAACGTTCCTGCAGAAGAATATGACATTGTGAATTCATATTTTTCCAGTGTGATGCCTAAACGAGCCGCAGGTAACTTCACTGTGAGCTTGTTTAGAGTAGCAGAAGATACCAACATACCAGCACTGACACTATTACAAGCCATGCAAGGGCAAACTGGATTGAATCTAAATGCCAGCCTAGCCTATTACCTGAACATGATTCGTAGCAGAGCCACCTTGCTTGGCATCAACGCCAGTTCAACTCCCAATCAATACGCCGCACGCCTGGTAATACAATGAGTCGTTGGGCGCAAGGTCAATACATAGTACAAAACCCTTCCAAGTATGTGGGTCGTGGCACGCCTAGATATCGTTCAGGATGGGAACACAGCTTCATGCGCTTTTGCGACACCAACGACAATGTACTACAGTGGGCTAGTGAAAGTATTGCCATACCCTACATGAATCCTGTGACAGGCAAGAAAAGCAACTATGTGCCTGACTTTCTAATCACCTATCGACAAAAAGACAACACTGTTCGGGCAGAGCTAATTGAAATCAAACCCAAGAAGCAAAGTGTAATCGAATCAAAAATGAGCAGCCGTGATCGCGCTGTAGTAGCTGTTAACTACGCCAAGTGGGGAGCCGCCCAAAAGTGGTGCGGTCGCCAAGGCCTAACATTCAGAGTAATCACCGAAAACGATATGTTTTCCAACGGTCGCAATTGATCCATAAATATCCGCATGACGCGGAAATTAGAAGACCTTTTTGACTTGCCCTCTTCGGTTGAAATTGAAACCAAAGACAACACCCCCACCATTGAAGAAGCACAAACACAACTGGCAGCAATAGACATGGCCATTGACAAGATCGACACAGCTCTGCCTGCTGTTAGAGATTTAAGTGCCAGCGACACTGAGATGGACGAACTGGCAGACTTGGCCAAAGACAGCTACAAAGATCTCATGGATCTTGGCATGCAGGTAGACTCACGGTTTGCTAGCGAGATATTTAATGTAGCAGGTACCATGCTAGGCCATGCTATCACTGCTAAAACAGCCAAAATGAACAAGAAACTCAAGGTTATTGATCTACAGTTGAAGAAAATGCGACTGGATCAACAAACACCTGAAGAACAACAGATAGC